CTTTCTCGATGTCGGTGTTCACCACGCGACCGTCAGCCGCCGTCCGGACATTCTCCGGGTTTGCCATGAAAGCTTCAGTATCGCCACCGATACCTTTCAAAAACTGCCTGACTGCATTCATGTGCTCTCGCACTGCCGGAGAAGCACTCGAATACGCGGCATTGTGCATGCGGTCGAAAATTGGCAAGTCGCCGGAAGTTCCGACTGCACCCTTTGAACCCCAAGCACGAGGAGCGATTTTCTGACCACTTACAACCCATGCGCCGGTCCGTCTGAGCCCTTGGGCTGCTCCGAGAATTGTTCCGAGTTGCAACCCTTGTTGATCTTCCGGAGTCGTTGCGGTAAGCGCGGCAAGCCCGAGATCGAGCGTTGCGCCTTTGGCCGTTTCGCCGGCTGCACTCGGCAACGATTGAAAAACATCCCGAGCAAGTTGGGAAGTCGCGCCTGTCGGAAGCTCCTTGCCGGCGACTTCGCGACCGAAAGTTTTAATCGCTTCTCCGCCTTTTTGGACGGCCCGAGCCGCAGCCTGAACCGGCTTAACTCCACGAATCGCCGTTAATCCACCGGTAATAGCCCCCGCAGCCGCGTGACCGAGGTTGGAGAGAACGTCCCCACCCGCGACCGCGCCGATAACCGGAACGGCGACCGGAGCGACGACTTCAGCGACTTTAGCCGTTCCCTTAACCGCTCCACCCGCAAGTTCAATTGCGCCACCGGCAATTTTCTCCGGAGCAACCGCAGCCGCAGCTTTTTTCAATCCTGGAATTTTACTGACCGCAGTAGCGACTGGTTTCGTTACTCCAACCAAGCCGGCGACACCTTCGAGACCTTTACCGAAAGCCAAAAATCCCACCGGATCACCGGCAATTTTCTTGTTCACTTCCTCCGGTCTAATGGCTAATCCAGCTTGCGCTTGCTCCGCCTGAATCTCGGGGCTGTATTGGACGAGTCCTCCGCCTTTCGAAATTGTTTCGTGCGCGAGGTGCGGAATGAGAAAAGCCTTCAGCGATTCTAATTTTTCCTGCTGATTTTTCAGTTCAGGTTTCTTGCCGAAAAGTTTGTTCCACGCTTTCTCGCCCAGGAACGCGAGCCCGGTAACGCTGGCCTCCGTAGCCGCAGCAGCTTCAGAAACTCCTTGCTGAAGTTCCTGGCGACGGCGAATGTCGATAGCCGGGGAAATTCCCGAAAGTTCGTCGATTTTTTCCATCGCCAAAGAAGCCGGAACACCGAATGAACCTTTAGCTACCGCGCCCAACCAATCCGCAGCGCCAGCAACGGTTTCCTTCACCATTTTCGGAAGCTGAGAAAATCCCAAGTCTTTCGGCGGTTTCCAACCGCGACGTTCGAGTAGGTTGTAAGCGTCGGCGGCTTTATTTACGATCTCCTTGTTCCACTGAGGCCGGAGTTCGATCATGGCCTTACTGAGTTGGAAATTTTCCGGATCGTTAATCGCTAATTTCGCGATGTCCTCCGCACTCAGATCGATGATCGGATTAACCGTGCCGTTTAAACGGTGGTATTCTTTAATCTCGTCGAGTGTCGGGGTGCCTGGGGCGATTTGTAACGGAGGTTTTTCTGCCGGCCCGCCTTGTTCGAGTTCTGGACCTTCGGTGTGAAAAACATTGCTCGGAGTCTCGGTAGGAGGCGGATTCTCTGACGCATACGGCACGTCGGCGATTAGCGGATCGAGGGGCATTATTTTACGTATTTGAAGCCCACTCCGGGAACGTAGGTAAGATTTGTCCCTCCGGAAAGTGTGGTGACTGGAGCGACATTAGCACCTCCAGTTTGAGGACGGAAACGTGTAGCTGCACCTTTTGGCGGAACGCCAGCCGCAGCACCGGCTTCAGAATAGACCTTTTTGGCTTCGTCCGCAATGCGGGCCACTTGTGCTTTCGATTCCGGAGAATCGATTCCTCCGGCCTGTGCAATTTCTCCAACCATTCGTTCGATGTCCCGTCGCATCCTCGATTTGTTTTCAACCACCGTAGGTGGGTCGTTCACTTGTGGGAAAAATGCTTTGTCATACCAAGTTTTCTCTTGCTTCGAAATCGCGGCACCAGACTCAAGCCGGAGCAAACCTTGGGACCAGGCATCAACGGCTGCGTCATAAGTTTTACGATCACCGCTCTTCAGAATCTCGGGAAGAAAACTATTCACCCAGGACGTAACTGTGGTCGGATCGTATCCACGCTGTTGCAAATAATTGAACACGTCGTTGGACGAAGAAAACCTCGCCAACGCTAATTCGGCGCGTTGTTGCGCTTCTGTAGGTGCCTTTACGGTTGATTTGTCCACGGGAATTTCCTTAGTCTCGGTCACAATCGCCGAAGGTTCGGGTTCGACAACAGTTGGTGTAGTCACAGCAGTTGTTTTTGCAGTTACTTCAGGTTCGCTCAATGGACCGGTCATTCCCCCGCCAAATTTTCCGGGCTTAATCCTCGATAATTCGGCAAACTGAGGCTTGCCCATGTGCCGCCACATACTCGGAGTCATCGTGGCGTATTTGTAAGCGTCTGCTAAATCTTTTTCGGGGACTACCTGTCCGAAACTATTTACATGCTGAGGCGTTTCCGTAATTACGGTTTTTTGTTTTCCGTCCTGGATTACCGTCTTTGTATCCTTGACGGGAACCGCCTTAGCACTGGAAATAAAAGCCTTCGCGGATTCCACGTTGTCATTATAGTTCACAAATTCTTGAAACTCATCCTGGGTCCGCTTAATCGTGTCGGGGGTCCATCCCGCTTTGACATCGAAAGTGGAAATCGGAAAACCTTTCGTCAACATCGCTTGACGCATTGCATTGTAATCCCCGCCCTCAGCTTTGTTTCGAAGGTCGATAAATTCTGCTTGTTTCGCTTGTTGATATTCCGGAGAGGATCGAAGAATCGCTTCTGTATTCGCTGCATGAACTTGGTTCTGCCTCGTCTGAATCGATTCAGGAGAAATAAATTCCTCCAGACCGGTGATTTGCGCTTTGTCCCTCGTCTTCGCGAGAGTGCCGTATCGCTCAATCAAATCGTCAGCCGTAACAACGCCTTTACGGAACGCATCCGCCAATTGCGCGACCGCGTTCTGTTCGACATTAAAATCCACGGGCACACGATTTGTCGATAACTCGGGTCGAAGCTGCACGTCTGGTTCTGCTGGTCCAAATGCCATAGGTTTTTAAGTTCCCCAATCGTAACTACCGTCCGGAAGTTTTGTATAACCTCCGTTTCCACTGTTTTGACCTTGCTTAATCAACTGATAGGTCGTCGGAAAAGCGTTCGCCGCATAGCTAGTAGCTGCGCCATAACCTTGCTGAAGAGCGGCTGCACTATTGACCCCGCCAAGATACCCTGCTTGAGTTTTCTGCGATTCAAGCGAGCTATTCGCGCCCACGCGAGCGAGCCAGAGATTCACGATGTCTTTTCCAGTGAGTCCCGCATTCGGCATTAGCTCGTTCGAAAAAGCGAGTGCGCCTTCGTTTCCTTTCAACACGTTGAGTTGAGTCGTCGCGAGGTTCGGGAAAAGCGTTCCGAGTAGCTGCGAACGCTGCGTTTCCAAATCTTGTGCGCGACCGAGGAGACCCATCGCTTGCTGCTGTCGTTGCTGCTGGAGCGCGATTCCGCCTGATCCGAGTAATTGTCTAGTCAACTGACCACCGACACCTTTTGATCGAGCCGCGCCTGTTACCATTCCGGATTTCTCCAGGCCGGCTTTCACAAGTTCCGCCTGAACATCGGGAGGCAATGTCGCGCCGGCATTGAGTTGTTCGAGGGCGGCATCGATGAGCTTCTGTTTCGCCTGGGCCGCTACGTCTCCACCGGATAACGCTTCCTTGACAGCTTGACCGGCGACTTCCTGAGTGCCTCCGGACTTCAGTTGTTCGAGCGCATCGTTTACGCCGGCCTGTGCGCCGTAACGCAACTTGAAAAGCTCGGGATCGAGTTGTTTCTGAAGCTCCAGGCGGGCCTTCGCGTTTGCGGTATCGCCAGCCGCCGCAGCTTTGGCAAGTCGGCTTGGATCGAGTTGGTCATAGACAAACTGTCGCTGCCGTTCGAGGGCCGCGATTTGTTTGTTGGCAATATTTCTCTGTGCCGCCGCAGAGATTTCTGCTCCGGCGATTGTTCCAACGAATCCGAGGACATCACCCATAAATTAAATCCATTTCTGGAAAGATTGACTGCACAATTTGAAACCGATTTGCAAATACCAATAGGCCAGAGCCTCGTGCTTATACACAGAATTGCATCCGACCACTACCTGTTTGCAACCGGCGAGTTTTGCTTCTGATTCAAATTCATTCAGGAGCTTCATTCCGGTCCCTTTCGGAGCGTCTTTCCGGCGAACCCACAAGTATTCAAACGCGGTCAAAATACCGGTCATCGGATCGTGAGTATGCGTCCCAATCAAAAACCCAACCGGTTTCCCCGAATCCTCTTCGCCGTAGGCCACTCCAGAACCCTGTGCCATAAGCCCCGCCCAGGTCTCCGCCAAAAATTCCACGTTGATTTTCCCGAAGCCGCCCGGTTCACGCTCTTGCAAATCCTGTCTAGCCTCTATAACAGTGCTCAGATATTCCCGCATTAGCAACTCATTCAACCTCATATCGTAAATCCGGAAATATCGAAACTCACCCCGAGTGTCCCGGTCGAGGTTGCGTAAACATTCTGAGGAGTAATCATCGGCACCTCGAAAAACCCTCCGACCGCCGTGGTGTTGCCGGCGACATCTTGCAAATGAAAAGTGAACCCACCCACAAGGTTCGCGTCCCCTGACATCACCAAATCTGCAACGGCATTCGGTCCTCCTATTGGAGTTGTCGATCCGAAAACAGTTATCGCAATCGGCGGAACAACAGTTGAAAAATCCTGGAAGCCGTCTGGACCTTTGACGATAGGTGACACGATCAAATAGGTTTTCCTCGCCGTCTGCCACATCTTCGTAAGGTCGTTGCTGGAGTCGGAGAAAACCGCTCCGAAGAGTCCGATAAATCGATAAGCGGCTGGTCGAGTCGGGTTCGAATCGCTGAGAGAAAACACCGCGTTGATCGTTGTCCCATCCGACACCAACCAAATGTAATACCATGTATTCGCCGTCGATGATCCCGTATCGAGACCGCCCAGGCCGGAAAGCGTGAGATTCAAATCGAGATTGACCGTATTGATTCGAAGGTCATCACCCATTGAGTCCTCAAGCAAAACACTGTTGGCAGTGATTACCAGGATGTCATCTGGAGTAACCAAATCGTTTGTAATTAGGAGTCCCTCAGAGTTTCCAATTCCACCAACCGGGCCGGGATCGATTTCAGTCGAAGGCAACTCGGAAAGGATTTGGAAAAACTGTCCGTCATAAACGAGAAGATGAACGGAGCCCGCTTTGATTTCGCCGGCAACCAAGTCCATGTTGACGGCCTTTTTGATCGTAACGCCGCCCCCACCGTTGAGGCTGAGTGTTGAGACTCCGGTATTCGCGTTGGTGAACTTAACGTAACCGACAAAAGCTTCGGTTGATCCGTTGCCGTAATTGAACGGGGTGTCCGGAGTGAACACCAGGGTATAGTTATTGGTTCCGGACGCGGTGCCGTAAAAATTCGCCGTTGGATTCAGCTTCGCTGCCGTAATGGATCGATCATCGATGAGCACCGGAAGTTGAATCCAGTTGCTACCGTCGAAAAGATACCATGCAATCGGTGTTCCCGGCGTAGGTTCCGCCACGGTAGAACTAGGCGGAACTGTAGCGGTTGTTTTCAACCACAACGGAGGGCTGGTCGTGGTCGGGATGCTGTTGCCAACCTGATACCACCTCGTTTCGCTCTCGCTGATGTCGAGTGGGACATATCGTTTCAAGTCCGGATCGAAGACCCACCATTGAGTCCCGCCCTTCAGCCAGGGGCCTTGATTGTTCGGCGGCTCTGTGTCGGAGATTACGAAAAATCCGGTTCCGGAACTTGAAACAATCCGCATTCGTTCCACCATTGCGCGGAACAAATCGTTCGGCTTACCCTTGAACGTCGCCGGAAGCTGTGACGCCTGGATAATCAAGTTTGTGTTTTGGAGACTCATGCTGACACCTCCATAATCGTAAGTGACGACATCAACGTTCCACCGAAGGTCGGTGCAGTGGAGTTTTGATTTATGAAAACCGTCGCAGCCGAAGCTGACGGCCCGAATCGAACTTTGTAAGTGTGCGGAGACGTATCCCCCACATCGAAAATCGCTCTTAGAGTGGCTTGCTCGTCCTCGATAGCAACAATGGAGGTTGAACTAGCTGCCAAAGCGTTCGTGTCTGAGTCTTTGAATAGAGCCGTAATAAAATAGGTTCCGTTATTCGTGGACGCTTGTAATTTCACGTCCACAATCAACTTTGAGTTGGCCCTCTCCGCTGAATAGACGGTCTCCAAATCATTATATGGGTTTCCCTCAGTGTTTTCCGGAGGCGTGTTGTCGTAAGGAAACATCAGTGCTCCGCTAAAAGCTACATTCGAAATTTTTGTGACGACATTCAACAAAACTCCCGACTCGCGATTGGGGATCGAGCTTAGAATTTGATAATTCGTTCCGTCGAACGAAACCGCGTGAATCGATCCGGCGACAATCTCTCCCGCGACGATTGCTTCGCTGGTGAATTTTTTCACCGGGATCGGTCCCGAGGAATTGACATTGAGAGTCACCGGTCCCGTGTTTGTGTTCGGGAATTTCACCAGAAACAAAATCGAAGTCGCTGCTCCGTCGCCCAAAGTAAATCCGGTGTTTGGGCTGAACGAAATAACGTAATTATCGGTCCCGGATGCCGTCCCGAAAAATGGGGTATTCCAATGAAGTTTCGCCTGGGTAATTGACCGGTCTTCAATCAATACTGGTAACTGTATCCAGGTCGTTCCATCGAAAAGATACCAAGCAACGGGTGTTCCGAAACTCGGTTTAGCTTCCGTCGCGTTCGCGGTCGTTCTGAGCCAAAGCGGAGGCTCGGAAGTTGTCGGGGTCGTCGCTCCGATTTGATACCATTTTGTCTCTGACTCGCTGACATCGAGTGGGACGTATCTTTTCAAGTCTTCATCCCAAACCCACCATTGAGTTCCGCCCTTCAACCAGGGGCCTTGATTGTTCGGTGGTTCATTGTCACCAATCACGAAAAAACCGGTCCCGGACGGCGAAACGATCCGCATGCGTTCGATCATTGCTCGGAAAAGGTCGTTCGGCTTGCCGGCGAATGTTGCGGGCAGTTGCGATGCCTGGATGACGAGGTTTGTAGCTTGTAAGGCCATATCAATCAGTGACGCATATCAGGGGTTTATGCTTACCGTATTTCCGAGACCGATAAGAGTTGCGTAATCAGCCTGTCCTTGGGCGGATAATGACGATAATCCCGCGTTCGTTCCTCCATCAAGGAAGATGGTCGCTGATGTTACCCCGGAAGCAATACCACGAGCAAGGATTCCCTCTACTGAAGGGATGTCGAGTGCGTTAAAATCGAAGGCGTATGTTCCGCCATTGTGCATGATTAGGTTCGGGATAGATACCGAAGTGAACATGGTATTATCGCAAAACAAGTTTCCGTTTACGTTTACGAGAGACGGGAGAGACAGCACTGTGAGCGTTCCACCAATAAGTCCCTCCGACGAAAAAAATAAGCTTCCCGTTACGAGTATGAGGCTGCTCAAATCGAGAGTGTTTATCACTAATAGCGCATCAAGGAAGAGATTCCCTCCGATCACTGCTCGAAGTCCCGAAAGATTTATGTCGGTGACATCCACGTTATCGGCGGGCTGGAAATCACCAAAAGCGATTTGCCATGTTGGATGGTTTACTACAGTTCCAGTGTTAAACGGAAAAAATTGATCCATCACCGCGCATGCTTCGTTCGAGAAGTTTCCGACTGATGGAACGCTGGACCGAACTTTGTAACACCAAATATCGCCAGCCGCCATACCTGCCGTTGCGTCAACGTAAGTGAGGGAGTCCCAATTAAGCCGTATATCACTCGGGACTGAGTTAATATTCAACAAGAGTTCCGGAGTTGATTCGGTTTCTCCCGAAACTGTGTCGAGAATAACGAACCCCGCATCGTTTTGATTTCTCCAAACCTCGCTGAAAAATTCTTCGGGCGGTGGTCCCTCGATACATGCCGGATCACTCAAGTCGCATTCTCCCTCGGTCGTGATTCCGGTAACTCGGAAGCATCCTGTTTGACCGGTAACATCATATTCGGTTCCTGGGATGCACTCAGCGACCACTGAGTATGAATTCGATCCGAGTGTCGCATGATACACGTTGTAACAAATCGCTCCGACTCCCGCGCTGCAACTATCGGCGGTTAGTGCGTCCCAAAAAAGTGTGTTGCCCTCGATACGAACCCCCGTTATTTTGCACGGGCTCGGGTGAGTCGCGATGACGAATGAACCACTGCCGCTGCCGCTGAAAATGAATTCGCAGAGCGGAGGCGTTACATAGTTGATCGGCGGAATTCTCAGCCAGAGTAAATCGAGGATGGTATCCATTAGAATCCTATTCCGAGTGAAAGAAACGGTTCAGAAAAGGCTTGCACTTCGATTTCTGCCGCACGAGTGGCCACACGATTCGCTACTCTGTCGGCTGCGCCCTGGTTAACGATTGATTCGGCTGTTCCGACACCAACGGCGGAAATTCCGCTTTGACTGACGGAGGCCGTCTGAATCGAAGTGAAAATTCTGAGTGGCTTCGCGGACAACAATGCTTCGGCCTCGTCGGAGTTGACATTGAAAACACTTTCACCATCGAATCGAGTGGTGTTGAATTCTTCTTCGTTCTCGCATGCCTTCGCGCTTCCAGAAAAATCTTCTTCGGGGGCGATAGTCGCGAAGCTTCGAACCCACCGGAGGGTAGCGGGACCGTGGCCAACGATCAAAAGTTGAAAAGACTCTTCATTGTCATCGTTGAGGTTCGACTCGACCGGGCATGATCCGGACTCTTCATCGGGGAACTGTTGAGACAGGTCTTCAGTCCGCAGAATCCTCGATTGCTCTTTGTAAGCGAAAAGGTCTGTGTTGATGTTGATGTCTCGATCAAAAGACAACGATCCTTTTTCGACAGATATTCTTCGAGTTGCAATCGGTTTGAAGCTTCCGCGCACGCCTGGGGCCGAAAAAATTCCAATATCGGTATCTTCAGCGATAGCCGTAAATCCGATGTCGGCAAAGGTATATCGGCAGTCGATTCCTGGAGGCTTGGTCTTGCTCGTCAATCCGAAATAACCACGGGTGAAAACTGCCCAGGTGATCGGACAGTTGTTGTCGAGTCGGTCCGGGGTGAAGCATTGCCAAAGACGATTTTCTCCATCCACATCGGCGCTGACGTGATAGATTTTCTCTGCTCCGGCGATGACTCCGTAAAGCCATTCCACGGGGCGAGTCCCGAGCCAGTAACCGGACCAAGTAGGCCCGCCTTCGTCGCTGACAGTTTCGTAGCTTGCATTATTATAGACCCATGTGTGTTTGTTGTAAACATCTTCGGCAGGAACAGAAATAAGTGTCCACTGTCCAAAAGCTCCAAGAGCGACTTGGCTCAAATCTTCTTTGAGGAACTTCTTAGAGATCAACATTTCGTTGTCGCGAATAGGTGCTCTCGAAGTCCAAGCCCTCGCGGATGCCGCGTCGAAAACTACTATTCCGGCGCTAGACCACCAACTCAGACGGCCTGACTCTGAAGTTACTGCGCGAGCCGAAGAACATCCAACCTGCAAAATCTCCTTTTGGAATCCGATTGTGGTGGGCCAGAGGCTTCGATCCCGAATGTCGGCCTGGAGTAATGAAACGTCGTCGTCGGTGAAAACCATCAATTGTGGTGATTCGATACTTGGAGTCTTCGACATCGCGGTAACGTCCCGGCTGAAGTTGAAGCTGGTCTTTCCTCCGAGGTAAATTTGTTCGATGAACGAAAATGGATTTGAAATGTCGCTGGCTTCCACTTCCGGACCGTTCGAGACCCAAAGTCTGTCACCGACCCATTGCATCACGCCGCCAATTGGAGTTTCGAAAGGCAATCCCTTAATATGACCCGATGTTGATCCGTCGTAATATGCCGGCGCGGTTGCTCCGCCGTCCTGCATAATCATGACTGCGCGGGGAGTGATTAACTCGATGGCGGAGGTAAGGTCTCCGGGGTTAATGCGACGTGCGGATTGAAGTGTCTGAGTGAAAAAAACCTGCTTCGCGAAAGTTGAGAACAGGATATTCGGGACTTGCGAAAATTCCTTGAACGGGTAGGTGGAAACGTAAATCAGACCCTCGACTGCGAAAAGAAATTGTTCTAGGCCGACAAGAGGACGAAAAATTGCGGCTCCTTGGAGATTTCCTTTTGGGAGTTTAAGTATGCAACGATACCCGGGGCGGCAGGAGATGACGCCGCCGATGTTGATTGTGTTAATCGCGCTCCAGGCTTGTCCCAAAGGCAACTGGCTTGGGTCAACGGAACTATTTGTTCCCCCGATCCAACTGCTGTCAAAGTCGAGTAGTCTTTCACCAGCCATTAGCGAATATCGTAGTCGTCTTTCGAACGAAGGTTGTTGCGGTCGATTACTTGTATCGGCGAGTATGTTGGAGGCTCCAGTTTCATCTGAGCTTCGAGTTCGAGACGCGCAGCGTCAGCTTCGCACGAGTGCGCGTTGGCGAAATCGAGTGCCGCATAAAGTTTATGCGCCTGGAGTCCCAAAAGGAACCCCAGGCGACTCTTGAGCGGTATATGATCCCACCGGCTCTTGAAAATAGGCGACGTTTTGATATACGCGACCCGCACCCAACCGCATTGACGATTGAGGGTAATCCGTCTCAGTTGAGGGAGGGTTTCGTCGGGCTCGTAAACGCCAAGATTGACACCGCTTTGTCCGTTGCTATCAGTCGTTGCAAGACGCATACTGCCGACAGATTCGGCTTTGAAAAGTCCGGTGATTCGAGCCACCTTCGGCGCTGTAACTTCAGGGATGGCGTAACCAAAGACGGTTGGGAGTTGAAGTCCGTCCATCCATACGCCGCCAACTTCCCGGCGCAGAACATTTCCCTTGTCGTCATAACCAAAAATCACGAACTGTTTGTTATTGTCTTCGGGCGTTTGAAGGTGAACGACAAGTTGCGCGGGTGTAATCAAGTCGCGATATGTTACGTGCCATTGACCTTGATCCTGCCACGCCCAATCGCAAGAATTGCGGCAGTCACCCGGGCCGTTCAGATGGAAATTGAAAAGTTGCTCGAATCCGAGAGACGGTTGACCGCCGATGTTGACCGCGATAACTGTTTCGACTTCTCGCGGCATCGTCACGCAACGTTTTCCGCAACACGCGCCAAAACTGCAAACTGATCCGGAAGAGCACGAGCATCCCGCTGTGCAGATGTCGATCCAACCTTTCCACCCTTCGAAGTCGGCTTTGTTGGCCGTCATGGTCACGACATCGCCGCACCAACGAAAAAACTTTTCGTCGGAGCATTGCCCCACGATTTTCTTACCTTCGTCGTAGATGTCATCGACCCTGAACACTTAATATCCCTCCCCTGCATCATTCTCTTTCGATTTCTCCGCCGCGAGTGCGTCGAGTGATTCCTCCGCACTTCGGTCCCGGCTTGCTGGTGCTTCTGATTTCACGGCCTTGACTGAAATAATTTCCTCTACACCGAGGGTGCATGAGTATTGTTTGTCGGCTGGCCGGCGAGTGTCGTGGTCCGATTTCACCTTGCAATATCGGATCGTCATGATCCCCTCTTCCGGTCCCTCAAACTCTTCCTCGTGGTAATACGTGAACTGAGGGTAATCGTTCTTTTCGTCGTTACCCGGAGATTCCGGATACGGTTCGCCACCAGGGTAATTTGCGCCTTCCAGGTCAAGATTGTATTTTGCCATAATTAACAGTGTTGTGTAACCGCGTTTTCCGCCTGCACATTCCCCTCTGCATCGAGCACAGGGAAGCCCTCAGCGTCTCTCAGGACGCCATCAGGCGGGTTTTCGACTGTTAGAGCGTATAAAGGCGCTCTTACGGTCATATCGCCTCCCTTGGGCCGTTTACAGGAGTGCGAAAAGAGATGATTCGGGTCGTGCAGGACCGGGACACATTGTCCCTTATTGTCGTGGACAATTACCGGTGCTGGCAAAGAGCGACATTTCGGACCGAGTGGCGGTCTGTTGTTCAGGCACGGGACGCAGCCGCAGCCACACCCGCATTCACCCGTTTTGAATGAGTCGATGCAGTCTAGCATAGTTTTTAGAGCGCCGGCCCGGTTGGGACCACGATTTTACCGGCTGCAATCGTTCCGGACGCGCCGGCAACCGGCTTAATGAGCGTCAAAAACACGAGCCCGGTTGAACTTGTGCCGGTGACTTGGTAATATCCGCTCGTCGCAATGAAAACGTTCAAACCCTCCAGGATTGCCGGTGAAAATTGCGTGAGGACAGAAATATTCGGCTGATCTTCGGTCGGCTGGACGAATGCCTGGAGCGTGACGGTATAAGCGTTGAATCCATCCGTTCCGGGACATCCTTGATCTCCCTTCGGACCGGTGAGGCCGACAATTCCGTCCTGGAAAAGTCGAAGGAAGTAGCACGCAAGCCCTTCATCGGCTCCGCGAGGGTTATTCGTCAGACCAACATCAAGATTGCACGGCAACGACCACGTAACCACGCCATCGATTTCGGTTTTTACGACCGTGCCGAAAAATTGAAGAGTGAAATTGCTGATCTGGCTCGGGAGCGATTCGCATTGAGCCGTATTAAGCTGAGTGACAGCGCAAGGGTTATTCGAGCAACCGCTCGGGACGTTGAATGAATTGCATCCGCTCATTTCGTTAAGTCTTTCACCAAGTTTTGAACATCCTCATCCTGCGCCTGGGTGTGATGTTGTTTAAACGCTTCGAGTATTTTCGTTTTCAATGCTTCGTCGGGGACTTCTTTTTTCAGCCAGTCCTTGAAGGCTTCTCCGCCTTTCAAAACTTGAGAAAACCCCCGGGACAAAACTCGGCCTCCGACTTGCGCTGCCCGAAGGCCAACGGCGACACCCGGGTTCGCTGCCGCCGCAACATTTGCCACTGTTTTCAGGATAATCCACAAAATCATAACCACGCCGACCACGATACCTAGCCATAAAAAATATGGGACTTGCAAAAATCCGGTTCCCTCGATTTTCTTTCCCGCATTTTCGTCGTTGTCTTTCTGAAAGTTGGCCAGTAAGCCGTTATATTTAGAAGTGAGCCGGTCGAGCCTTTCCGTCAATTTTTTCACCTCTCCAGACCACGGGTCAGAAGGTGGACCCAATGAACGCGCAACAGATTCCGATAGGTCGGCAGCTTCGCCGGCTGGTTGGGATGCTGTGCTGTTATCGATGGTTGCAATTGTTTCAGCCTCGCGAGCCTTCTCTGCGGCGAGGGCAGTAGCTTGTCTCTCCGCTTCGAGTTGTTGTTTTGGGTGACTTGGGAATTTTTCAACTTTGTCCTGTCCGAATTCTACGGTTTTGGGGAATAGACTGCTGCATCCGGTTGCCAGAAAAACTACGAGTATCGCCTGGAGAATTTTCTTCATGGTAGAAGTTTCGATCTGAACAGAAACTCCACGACCAAAATAATTCCAATGCCTACCCAATTAGCCCGTTCGAGGAGTCGAAAACGTTTTTCGAGTTTTTCGATTCCTTTGAGTGTGGTATCGATTTCAATAGCGATGTTTTGCTGTTGATGATACACGATGAGAATTTGTTTCTCCAGCAACTCGATTCGTTGTTCGTTCGACATACCTCCAGTAACAAGAGGGAAAGTAATTTTTTCTAGCTCGGGCATAATTAAATCCCCCAACGTCCAAAATATTTCTGAATCGCCGCCCGAGTATCACTAGAGACTGCACGATCATAAACCAAAATTTCAAAAATGTGTCCGCTGTATCTAACCGAGGAAGTCGGCCCGAAACCCATATCACCTGCAGCCCCAATTTCGTTAAGATTGAGTGTTCCCAAAGTCAAGGTGTTGGTGGATTGCGTTACGTTGTTTCGAAAAAAGGCGACGTTGAAATTGTCCTGAATAAATCCTACTGCCAAAACAGTTCCCTTATCACTGGCCAATCCTGAAACGGATTGAGCGGAAACGGAGTTTCTGATAATCATCAAGGTATCTTCATCTGCCACACCTCCACCCACAGAAAAAGCACCGATGACGCATCCGCCTTGAAACTGTCCTGCGGTAGTGCTCGCTTTAATGACTGCGAAAACACTGTAGGTGTTCACATGAGCGATTCCTGTGGCGATGTCCAAATAATTTTGTGTTGCGAACGTAGTGAGATTAGTAAACAAAACCCCAGGAAGCCCATTAGTTACAGAGGTTTTAAAAACTGGTCGAAGTGCTGCTACGGCTTGGGCAGCTTGATAAGACACACCTCCAACTGAATCCACCCACTCTAATCCAGTTCCACCGAGGGCGGTGTTGTCTGCGACTCCGACATAACTATCGGCTTTATATTGATGGGTCAAACCCACTGTTGGTAAAACACCCGATGAAACAGAAGACGGTGACAGTCTTTTTATGAGAACTGGATTAGGCATTTTTAGTCCTGTAAAATGCCATAAATCAATTGAATGTCGTCCGTAGCAGCAAGGTTGGGGGCACCCGTAGTAACGAGAGCCGCATATAAGCTGGTGCTTCCCGAGGCTTTTAATGCGATGCCTAGTCCCTTCACAACAGCGACCGCTTTGCTGTTGATTGTAACATAATCGCCGGATGAAATGGACACCCTGGCGATAACTTTCAAGTCGTCAGTGCTGAAAACGAAAGCTGCATTATCCGTGATCGTCGCTGCGGTTGGATCGGAGTCGAAAATGAAAAGTTCCATTCCCGCTTTTTGATTTGCTCGATCAAGTAGGATAACCGATTCCAAAACCCCGGTTCCACCGCTAACTCGAACCGCGTTAGTGAGTGTTCTTTTTCCGCCAACTGCGTCCCCAATCGAATAATCAGGAGTAGCACTTACTGCCGTAGTGTCCTTGATTGCCGTAGTGTATCCGCCGACATTGTTATTCGTTACGAGTTGGGCGTTACCAGTCGTAATTAACGTTAGAAGACCTTTAATCGCCGCGATAATTGAGGCACTGGATGCTGGATTGGTGACTGCCGCGTCTGCCGGAGCACCTGTATTGGTGTTTATGCTGTTTACTCCGGTCAAAATTCCCTTGAGGGCTGCGATTACAGAAGCATTCGAAGCCGGATTTGTAACTGCCGCTGAATTGATGAGCCCGGTAGCGGTATTGAGTTGGGCTACTCCGCTGTTCGATTGAGTGTCGATTGTAAGGATTCCCTTCAACAGAGAAACAATCGAAGCGACGGCGGCTGGATTGGTTTCGGCTGGATCGGCACGAGAGCCTTCGGCGGTGTCCGCGCCATCGGCAATTGAAGCGGTAATCGCTCCTGGAATGTTGATTGTTCCGCCCGAAATATCCAGGCCGTTTTCGAGTGTCCCGAGAATTTTTCGAAGCAGGTTATTGTCTGTGTCTCCGGGTTTAAATGTTAGTTCGTCAGCAGCCATAATTTTTTCTAAAGTTGCGGAGCGGATGTGTTGAGCACCCGCTCCGGTTTACCCACCCCCAATGTCACAATGTCGTCGTGAGATATTGTGACAAATCATTTTGTGTTAAGTGGATTTGAGACAAAGTTTTTTGTCTATAGTGAAAAGGCGGTCGAGGTTTTATTCCCGACCGCCTCGCGAGTCATTCAAGACTTAGTGGATCACTGGCGTTTCGTCATCGCCGCACACGCCGATTTCCACGAAGGAGTCAGCGCCCGTGAAGCTGGACGAGGCCGTGTCCGCGCAACTCACCAAACCCAGGTCCGCTTTGCAGCGTTTGTAGAGGATCGGGATGATGTGCTGAGGACGCAATGGGCGATATGCCCGGGTGATTTGATACTTGTGCCATCCAAAGTCCCCCCATTGGTTACATTGGTTGTCGATCTGGTAGTGCCACTCAAGCTCGCCCATGTGCAACTGCGGAGCGAATTTGAAGGAACCTTCGCCGACATACTTCTCGGGCACGAGCCTTTCGAAGCTGCCATCGGCAATCAGAACACCGACTTCGTAGTCCGCGTTCAACCACGCCGGGTTCGGCTTGGCAAAAGCGGTGTTACGTGCCGGGTTCGAAACCACGGTCACGGGATCGACCAGGGCGAGTGTGCCGTCCGGATTGAATCCCGTCGCACGAAGCGGACGTTGATCCACGCCGAAAGCAATTCCCCGGTAGGCCGGCGACTGCTCGAAGGAATAAGCCGTAAGGCTGGTCTCACCGAGTTTGTATTGACCGGTCGTAAGAGCGATCATCACATTTTGGACTCCGACTTCAGAGCGGAAATATTCCACCTGATCGGAACCTCCGATGAATCGGAAGTGAGGCATGCCCTCGGACTGAGAATACCACTCGCCGAAAAGCACCTCGCGGAGATACCGCGCAATGTAATGGAGAGCCTTGAAGGTCATCGGGCCTGTCGGAAGCAACGGAGCGAATTTCACGCCCAGGTCGGTTTCCAGACCGCCAGTGAACAGACTGTTGAAGTCGTATCCGGCGTTCGCCGTGAACTTGGAGGCGGATCGGAGATACAACTGTGCGCGGATGTCAGCGTTGACATACTGAGTGACGAGCTTTTTCAAGCTGTCCTCGGCCATAACATAGCTGCCCTTGAAGGCGCTGTAGCCTTTCTTGACGCAGATGTTCGGGCCGCGACCGCGAAACGACTCCAGGCGGAGCGTAAACTCCACTGTGTCGGTGAGGTCTTGGATGCCGGTGTTGCCGCAGATTTCGGTATCGCAGAGGAACGTAGGAATTGCAAGTGAGTCCCCTGGGGCAGCTTGCATTTGCACAACAGAGCGTATCGCGTCAGAAGTGCCCGATGGAAAGGTGCCTCCAGTGATTACCCCCATGTATGGGGAGTTTGCCGCAAGAGCCTTTGCAATGGTTCCGACGATGCGGTTCACGTCCTTGGAGGCAATATCAGAGATATCGGATGGATTATCGCAGAAAAAAGCCATAAAATTTGGTCTTTCTAAACTGAATAGAGTCTGTTCCGAGACTCAGTTTTCGGTCCGCGTAAGCGGAGTTTAGTTTCTGCGACCAAACAGAAGAGTAGGTCTTCTCGCGCTGAAGCGAGCGCGAGCCTTTTTAGGCTTCAAAAAGAAGTGACGCGAGTTTAGAAGACTGTCAACTAAGAATTTTTTTGAAGGTATTCAATCGCTCTAACAAGGGCGGAGGTGTCTTCCCCAATCAAAGCGATGAACATATTACAGGGCTTGCAAAGAAGGCCCCTAACTTTTCCGGAAAAATGACAGTGATCGACACAAAGGCTACCGGGTATAAATTCCCTTCTGCAAATAGCACACTTGTCGTCCTGAGATTTTCTTAGACCATTGAATTCAAATTCAGTTATTCCGTAATTCCATTTGAGTTGGGCCATTTTAAGTGCGGTGGGGTCTCGATCATATTTTTCACGTTTGGACTTAGCGACACAATCCTTACAAACACTCTCGTAACAGAATTCAGTTCTTTTGCCGTCCCGCTTTCGAAATCGGTCGAGAGTTCTTTCCACACCGCACTTTTTGCAAACCTTCGTCATTCCAAAACTCTATCAGAAAATCTCCCTCAACGCAACTCCTTCAAAAGTTTATCGAACCACCACCGGTAAGTCCACTCGAACCCTTCCTTCAATCCCGTCGAGGGTTCCCAATCCAGTTCTCGGTGAATCCGTTCATTGCTCGCGAATCGAGATTGGACCCCGGTAACTCCCGGAACGTAGTTCACCTGGAGGTCCGTGCCGGCAATCGATTGAACGAGATCGGCCATTTGATTTGTGGAAGCGTATTCCGCGCCACTGAGATTCAGAGGGATCGTCACGCCAGAGTCCATGATCCTTTGAGTGCCCTCTACGCAGTCGTCAATATACAAAAGGGACCGAACTTGAGAACCATCGCCCCAAAGCTCAATCGATTTGTGAGCGAGGATTTTTGCCGTAGCGATTTTCTTGCACAACTCGGCGGGAAAATGGTTGTGCTTCTTGTCGTCGCCCGGGCCATACAGTGTGAAATATCGAGCCGCTCGCGTATCGACAAATCCGGCCTCGCGATATTCTCGGCAAACTTGCTCGCCAAAAAGTTTTTCCCACCCGTATCCTCTTTCCGGGGTTGCGGGCTCCGCGCAACTTTCCGTAATCGGAAAATCCCGGCTCGAATACACGCACGCGCTGGAGGCGAAAAAATATCGCTGCGTTCCGAATTGGTGGCATGCGCGGAGGAGATTCAGGTTAATCAACGCTGACGACATGCAGGCTGCTCGATTGTTCTGAATGAAATCGATCCCGCCCACGGACGCCGCGAGGTTGTAAACGTATCGAGCGTCTCGAACCACTCCGACTGCGTGATCTGGCTTCATCAAGTCAGCGTTTACGTATTCAACCCCATCGCGAATTTCCCACGGTTCACTCGACCACCCACAATTATTCTGTCCCAGGCCGCGAGATACGCATTTCACTTCATGGCCCTTTTGTTTCAGGTCTGCGATGAGAGCCTGTCCGACAAATCCGCGACCACCGCATACAACATGCAAATCTCTCATTTAGTTTCTCCTATGCACTGACATTTGATAATGTCTTCCTTCGTCTTTACCGGATGAATCATAATCCGACGATCCAAAATGTAGTCGAGAAAATTCCGGTGCTCCGCTCCGGACTCACACACGAGTTGAAGCATATAATGGTCAATGAACGGAGTAATCGGGTGCGCCACGATCCTATCAGCAACCGTCAACATCCTACCAAGCACTTCCCGAGAACAAAAATACGGAGGATGAAGCGCAATCTTAGGATACGGCGACTCATGTGGTCTCGGCTCCGTAATTTCGTTCGACCAGAAGGCGTCCACATCATAAAAATTCTGTGGAATTTCCGGGGTGACACAACACGAATCCGAATCACATAAAAGGAAGTGTTTAAACGGATACTCAAGCAAGATTCTCAAATGATCCCGTTGACGGTCGAGGGACGCCTGCCCTGTATATGCGCGTTTGCCGGCCTGCCGGCAGATGTGCGGACCGAGTTTGAGGATCGGCGCGTCTGAGGGAGACATGATTACCACCGGGCATTTGTGATGCTCGTAATATGGGAGGAGCATTCGAATACGTTCGACATCCCCGGCATTTTTGTAATCCCAGGTGTTCGAACCGTGTTTGCTCGGTCCGTATCCGAAAACTGCGATGAGTGTGCTTTCGTTCATCGGTGAGTATCGAGGAAAATTTGTCTATCAGCGAGAAGACGGTCGAGCACCGGACGAGTTTTCACTTGATGAATGAAAATCTTCCCGTGTGCCCGCACATGCTCGGACATCGTATCGAGTCCGTGCTGGCTGGTCGTCTCAAAGCTCGCTCCATCCGGAAAACTTCTGTGAGGTAAATTCGCCGCGTAAACCACCTGAAGCATCCAATGGTCGATACACTCGGTTGGAAGTGGCATCGGCCAACCTTCGGGGCTCGGTTGAGTGAAGGAGTGTGCCGGAGTTGCAGACGATCTGACGAGCGAATGGAGAACGCTCTTAGAGAAAAAATACGGCGGTTGAAACGCAAGTTTCGGTAGTTTGGAGGCGGCTGGATTCGTGTCTCTGACTTCGTTCGACCAGAAAACTCCCGGAGAATCGTAAAGGTATTTTGGAATTTGCGGAGAAAGGCACACCGAATCCGCGTCGTTGAACAAAACAAATTCCCCAGGTTCATTCAGGATCATCTGAAGGAACCGACGCTGGCGATAAAGCGTATGCGCCCCGATCCAGCCCTTCGCTCCGATTGAAATACACTTTGCGGAATTCATGCGGTCGATTGCTCCGTCCTTCGGGGACAGCACCAGGACCGGGCTGTTGTGATGCTCATAGCATTGCCAGTTGCTTTCGATTTGATGACGATCTCCGTCATATCCGGAAATTGCGACAAGTAATTTGCTCATTGTCCGAGTAAGAATTTTCTCGCCAGTTTGATTCCCGCATCGCCCTTGCACCCGTGCCACCAGAGCGTCCCCTCTTCGATTTGTCGAAGAAAAATTTCTTCAGTCAGCGGTTGTCTCCACACACTTTTCACTTGCGGGAGATTTGCCCATCCGTGTTGTTTAAACTGAGGCGCGAGAATGTAATCCCAACCGACATTTACCGAAACATCAGTGACGCGAGTTACGAGCCAGCGCAAGAATTTCAAATCACCTGTCATCATCGCGTTTCCGTTGATGTGTCCACAGTCCGGGATCGGTCCGTTCTCCAACCACGCGCCGGCCATGCAAACGGGCTTCACGGAATTTGCATTGTCCCAGGCTTTACTTAGGCCGTCGATCCATCCGAGGGACATCGGCACTCCATCCGCCTCAAAAAGAAAAATCGACTTGTAAGGAAGTATCTGTCCCATGTTTTTCTTGTGATAGAACCACTCCAGGGTTCCGAAAAACGTCGCGTTGCACCCGGAGGGCCAGCCGGTGCCTCGTCGCTTCGACACATACGAGAAAGTGTTGAATTTTCGTGCCACATAATTGATCGTAGCCTGATCGTGATCGCAATCGAACCGGCTAACGAACAGAAAATCCGCTTTTTGACACATGGCCGGCTCGATGTCGGCAAGAAGCCTCGCAAGGTGCATGGCATAGGGCTTATCTCCGTTCCAAAACTGGAGAGCGATCAGGATTTTATCGGTTTTAGGTGGATTTCGCATCGGTTGGTCGTTGAAAAGTGTTTTTCGGTCCGTAACAGCAGTGTCCGACATGCCCCGCGACGAGTCCGAGGTCCACATAAACCTCGTGACCGCATTCCCGGGCTCGCCGGCAGAAAATAACGTCTTCACCGACGCCCAGGCCGCTCGATTGTCTCGCTTTTGCGGCAAGTCCCTCGGCCATTTCGTATGCCTTCATCGCTTTTTGACCGTCCATCGGCCCTTTTGAGAGCATGTCGCGCATTCTGTCGATACCTTCCATGATTCCGTGTTCGGAACTGGTGAACCACTGGCCATATTTCCCTGAGTTGTCACGCGCAAGGCGCGGAAAACGCTTTTCAATGTCGAGAAAAACCTGCCGATGAATCAAAATGCAGCCTGTGCCCACCCAATTCGTCGCCATCAGCCGGTCGTGCGGGCCTGATCGAACCATTTTTGCCACTTCTTCGTTCACTCCCTCGGCAAAAACCGGTGGACCGTGGATATATCGGCCAAAATACAACGCCCCGACCACGGACTTTTTGTGTGACGTCAATCTGTCGATGGTATTCAAGCCGGCAAAACTGTCTCCCATCCATTTCCACCCCGAATACAGCTTGAACCACTCCGCGTTCCCTATCGGCAGAACCATATCGTCGTCGATACTGAGGATATAGTCTAGGTCGGTCTTCAGAAAAGCATCCACGATGCTGTTTCGCGAGTGCGCCACGAACGCATCACCAAAATTCAGCACGCTCGATGTGCGCCGTTTGTCGAGTAATTGCGCTACACAGAAAGCGGTGATCGGATGCGATGCTTTGTGCCACGGCAGCGCGACCATAACTTTCTTGTCGAATACGTTAATTGTCCTGGGGGGATCGACCGGAAGGGCCGGGAGTCCCGAGGTGTGATCCGCTATTTCGATCATGAATTTCTTTCGCGAGTTTATCGAGAGCTTTTTCAGTATCTTCGAAATGTTCGGTGATCGCCGTAGTGAGATTGATCCGAGGAAACGGCGAGGTCCGATATTTAATCATCTTGAAAGTGTCTCGACATTTGTAAAGCCGGGGACATTTCAAAACGTTGGTTACGAATCTTGCCCACAATCCGTGCGGAGCGAAAATCGAGGGAACCCGAATTCGTATGACGAGGTATCTAGCGGTCGGCCTAAGTTGTTTCATTCTGAAAAAGTTGAGTTTTGGACAACGAAAGACATGCAACACTTCTTGTATTCTTCCTCGGTTAAATCCCTGCGCCGATTATTCGGCCCCTCCAAATAATATTTTGTCATACGATAAGAAATCTCGTCAGATTCCCTCTCAGCGACAAGGAGATTAAAATCACCCCAAATGTTGAATTCGTTGTCTCTACCAAAGGGTGCCCAATGACGTGTGGTTTTCATTGGCCGGCAGCAGCGCGTTTCGCCATGATGTCCTTCGCCAAATCATCGAGGGCCTGAGTCGCCGGAGTCTTGAAAAGCTTCTCCTCGTCCGTCTTCGGTTTAGGCAAGTCACCGGATGCCGGCGCTCCGCCTTCTCGGATTCGGTTGACGCTCGCGCCTTTGAATTTCGCGATGGATTCCTTCAGGGTTGCGTTTTCTTTCTTGAGCGACTCGTTTTCCGCAACCGTGCCGTCGTGAATTCGATTCAGATACATGAGGTTCGCGACACCGGCAATCATCAAAGCCCGAGTCTCGGGCGTGTCGTCATTCAAGGCGGTTTGAATGTTCTCATTCACCTGGGCGACCCATTTGTTGTGTTCTTCAATCTGCGATTTCTTCGCGCTATCCGCTTTCGGGTCATCGGGCACGGGCTTAAGAAACCCGAGCTTCTGAACAAAGCTATCGAGATGGGACTTAGTTTCGTCGCGACGTGCCGTAAGAGTTTTTTCAGACTGTGCATTTTTGTCCGTGATGTATTGCTCGATGTTTTTCTTCGCGGTCTTGATCGATTCCGCTTTGTTGAACTTTATCAGTTCAATGTCGGAGACCTTCGACTTGATGATGTTTTCGAGCGTTGGGTCCTTCAAAGATTCGAAAATCTTCGTCCAGTCCACCATTTCCGGACCGCCAAGGGCCTTGATTTTCTCAATCAGTTTGTCGGCGGAGACGTTCGGGGACTTCCGGAGTTGGTCGTAAACGAATTCCCGGATGTTGTCCGCGTTCTTATCGAATTCTGTAAATTTCGGATCGTATTCAACATCGATCTTCGCACGCCATTCCCGATGCTCCTTCAGTTCTTTTTCGATTTCGGGCGGAACCGGGTTCTTGAGTTTCTCGTCT